ACAAACAATAGAACATTCCTCAAAGACCGGGAAGAGAGGCAAAAAGACTTCGATAGGTAGAAGAAACGTGGGTACTTCTACTATGTCGAAACGTAAGAAAGAAACCCACAAGCCTTATAGGGGACAAGGAAAATGAAAACTAAAGAACTAGAAAAACTATTTAAAGATAAACTAGCTAAAGACGGAATCAATAAAGATTGGATGAATGAAAAGTTAATCTTCGTTGGCTTCGGAGATGATGAGGAGGAAGAGTAAAGCCTTGAAAGAAGAATACAAAATTTTAATTGATGCTCGAAAGCTAGAACGTGAAGTGGATGAATCGTTTAATCTGGATGGCTTGAGAGAGCACTACAACTTGAGCTTAACCCAAGCATTAAAGATTAAAAAACTTTTAGATAAAGATAAACAAACAAAATAAGGAGAAGGGAATGGTAGACGTTTCACAAGTAACACTAGATGTCATTGAAGCAATTCAATCTAACAAGTCTGTGAGTTTTAGATATGATGGGCAAGAGCCTATCCGGGTTATAAAACCACAAGGTTTTTACGGAGACTTCGTAGGTTTTGAAGGCACAGACGAAACAAAAGAAGACAAAGAGTTTAGACGTTTTGGACTTACAAACGTAAGTGATTGGTTAGGCTTAGAGGAATCTTTTGTGGTCCACATTGAGCCCATAGCCTTCACCTATCATCCGACTGCTACCGAGGTAAAGAAAAGAATAATAGAGCTCCTAGACTTTGAAGACTTAGAGTACGGAGTTGAAGTTCCGGACGCATGACTGAATATGATGTTCATAAAATGTATGAAGAGCAAAAGGAACGTGATAGAATTACGGCCCTTCATGCCAACAATGGAGTGTTGACAGTTCATTTTTCTGATGGTACGATAGAGGTATGGAGAAAAAATTGGCGCGGAAAGCTAAAAAGAATTAAAAAAAGAATTAGGAGTACGAGATGAAATTAAAAGATTATGCATTAGTTGTTATTTATTTTCTGGTGTTGGGATTATTTATCTACACCGGGATTGAAAATGGAAAATATAAGGACCGACAATTTCAAAAAATTAATAAATTAAATAATGATTTAATAACATTATCACAATATGTAGAAAGTAAAACTACAGATTTTGAATATCTTGAAAGGAAGATAGAGGATAATTTACAGGAGATAGAAGAACTTAGAAGACAATTAAACGAACAACAAAAAACTGCAGAGACGTTTTACAATATGTTTTTTAATACACAAAAACAAAGAATTACAGAAGAAAGTCAAGGTGCTGAGACTAACCCTCCTCCAAACCCTAAAGCCGAAGGTGTCATAACGACTCTCCCCCCTTCGGAAGTTTCAGCACCACCCCCTGAAAAGATTTCTACCCCAAAAGAAAGAGAGCAAGTAGTAGTGACTGCCCCTATCAAGAGCGTGCCTGTTCCTGATAAAGTTATTGCTTCTTGCCCTCGACCTAATCAAAATTTAGCTAAATACATTAAGAATGTTACGCTACGTAAGAACTATTCCTTTTCTGTTTTCTTTGACGTAAAGGACCAACAGATAGCTAACATAACTTTCAGTCATAGGCTCCCGGTTAAACTACAAAAAGCTATGAAAAACTATTTAGATGACTTTAAGTTGAGTCAAGATAAACAAGGTTGTAAAATACCGGTTCGTTTATTGGAAGGGTAATCATGAAATACAACTTAAACAAAGAACAGTTTCGTCAATGGCAACAGTATGCCCTAGACATAGAAGACAAACTGTACGAAGATAAAGCCGGATTTATAAACGAATACGAAGACGATAATTTGTTTTCTGTACGTTTTTATGACTGCATAGTTTCACAAGAAGTTTTAGATTTCTTTGAAAAAACGCTTGACTTGCTTCCTACAGGCGAGTAAAGTAACCACAAATAACAAGCTATAAGGAGTAAAATATGGCAGTTGCAAATGGTAAAGCGTATTGGGCGAGTGTCACAGTTCCCAATACCACTTTTGAACCAGTCTACACAGTAGACCTAGTAATAAGTGACGAAGACGCTCAAGACTTTCAAGCTAGAGGAATTAAAGTTAAGGACTTTAGTATGAAAGATGACGATGGTTCACCTCAATATATAGGTAAAGCTGTCACCATAAAAAGAAAAGTAAATGGAAAGAACGGACCTCGTACTGCTCCTAAACTTTTCAATAAATCTAAAGAGCCTATGGACGTAACAGTCGGTAATGGTTCTGAGGTTAGAGTTCAATACAATGAATTTGCTTGGGAATATGCAGGTAAATCTGGTGTGAGCTTAGACTTTCAGGCTATGCAGGTTCTTGATTTAGTTGCTATGAAGTCACAAGACGGAGACGAATTGAATCCATTTGGTGACGGGGAGGAGTTTTAAATGACAGAAGATAATACAGTCATAGAAGGCTCTGACAAACCATTCATAACTATAGATGACGTACAAGTCTTTGTAGAAGATTTACCTGAAGAAGGCCAACAAATCTTTGGAAGACTGCAACGATTAAACCAGAAGAAAGCGAATGTAACTCTTGATTTAGAAGAGCTGCAAGCGGGTATTAATTTCTTCTCCGGGAGAATTGTAGAAATCTATAGTGCGGATGCACCTGAACAATCTAACGATTCTGAAAGCACAGAAGAAGACAGTTAGATATTTTAATAACATTGGGCTAGGTCGTCTTTCTGTGCATGAGACACCTAGCCTTTTTTATGCACACTATGAACAATAATCCTACATTTATAAAAATGCATCAGCCTTGCAAAGATTGCGGGAGCAGCGATGCACTATCAATTAACGAAGATGGTTCTACCAAATGTTTTTCGTGTGGTACGTTTAATCCTAAACCTAATAACAATATTAAGCCTATGACTACAACACAATTACCAAAGACATTAGAAACATTTGATAACGGAATCTATGCCCCACTTACAGACAGAGCAATATCAAAAGATACTGCACTTAAGTATGGAGTAAAAGTTATTTATGATGCTCAAGGGCAGATAGCTCAACATAGATATCCGTATCACATAAACAACGAACAAGCGGGGACCAAAGTACGATACATAAAGGATAAACACTTTAAGTTTGAAGGTACTATGTCCGGTTCAGGTTTGTTCGGACAACAACTCTTCAAGGAAGGTGGGAAGTATCTCACTATCGTTGAAGGTGAATGCGATGCTATGGCTGCTTATGAACTACTCGGTTCTAAGTGGTCCGTAGTATCAATTAAGAACGGAGCTCAAGGAGCAGTCCGGGATATCAAAGACAACATCGAATACGTTGAAAGCTTTGATAATATTGTTATTTGTTTTGACAATGACAAGCAAGGTAAGGAAGCAGCCCGTAAGGTTGCTAGTATTATAAAACCACGCAAGGCTCGTATCGTTACTATTCCCAATGGTTACAAGGATGCGAATGACATGCTGAGAAAAAACTTACATAGTGAGTTTACGAGGGCATGGTGGGATGCAAAGGTATATACCCCTAGTGGTATTATCCGGGTATCTGATAAGAAGTCTTCTTTTCTTAAACGAGAGAAAAAAGAGAGCGTTCCTTACCCTTGGCATGGTCTTAACAAAAAGCTTATAGGGCTCCGACAGGGTGAACTTATGACTTTAACAGGCGGTACGGGCCTTGGTAAGTCATCAGTCACAAGAGAGTTAGAGCATTGGCTGATAAATAAAACCAACGATAACGTGGGTATAATAGCCCTTGAAGAAGATTGGCGGCGAACAGTCGATGGTATTTTATCTATTGAAGCTGATGCTCGGCTCTACATCGATGACATCCGGGAAGGATACGAAGAAGGTGATTTAGTACGTATGTTTGATAAGACCTTTGGGTCCGATAGAGTTTTTATTCATGCTCACTTCGGTACCAATGACATTGAAGACATATTTTCTAAGCTTCGTTATCTTATTGTCGGATGTGATTGTCGTTGGGTAGTCGTAGACCACCTACACATGCTTGTATCAGCTACTACAGAAGGTGATGAACGTAGAGCTATTGATTCTATTATGACTAGGTTGCGAAGCTTAGTTGAAGAAACAGGTGCAGGTATTATTCTGGTCTCTCACTTACGTAGAGTATCAGGAGACAAAGGACACGAGAACGGGGTGAGCGTAAGCTTATCTCATCTTCGCGGGTCCAATGCGATTGCTCAACTCTCGGATTGCGTTATCGCCCTAGAACGTAATCAACAAGCAGAAGATGAGCTTGAGGCTCGTACAACACGATTAAGAATACTCAAATCTAGATACACCGGGGATGTTGGTTTAGCCACCGCTTTAGTGTACGATAAAGATACAGGTAGACTTGCGGAGTACGAGGACACCGAACTCCTCAATAGTGATTTTACTGATGAGGGGCTGCCTTTTTAAGTATGCAATTAGTTTTTGACATAGAGACTGATGATTTAAAAGCAACAGAAGTACATTGTATTGTTGCGATTGATGAAGACGATAAACAATATAGCTTTGATATTATTGATGGTAATATTGAGGAAGGTATACAGTTTTTATCTACAGCCGATAAACTAATCGGCCATAACATCATTGGTTTTGACATCCCGGTACTCAAAAAGTTACATGGTGTTGACCTATGGCATAAAGATAAGGTGCTTGATACCCTAGTGCTTTCAAGGCTTCTTAATCCTGTAAGGGAAAAGGGTCACTCATTGGAAGTCTGGGGTAACAAGCTTGGTGTTTCCAAGGCGACTCCTCCGGAAGACTTTACTACCTATACGAAGGATACTCTTAAGTATTGTGTGCAGGATGTTATTTTAAATAAAGTTTTATTTGAACAGTTAAAGAAAGAGTCAGCCGGATTTTCCATGGATAGTATTGATATGGAACATCAAGTCACTCAGATATTAAAAGAGCAAGAAGACAATGGCTTCATGTTTGACGAGAAGAAAGCCATGCTGCTTATGGCAGATTTAAACTGTAAGATTAAAGAGACTGTTGAAGAGGTTCATGCGACTTTCAAGCCTAAGTGGGTAGATATGAAATTAGTTACTCCCAAGTTAAAGAAAGATAAAACACTTTCTAAATCTGGTTTAACAGAAGAAGAATACAAAGCTCGTATAGTCTCTAAGAATATTAAGCCTTTCATGCGAAAGCAGCTACAAGAATTTAACTTAGGCTCTCGTAAACAAATAGGTGAATATCTAATTGACTTCGGGTGGAAGCCTAAAAGGTATACTCCGACTGGTCAACCAATTGTAGATGAGAACACTCTAAAAAAGATAACTCACATTAAGGAAGCAAAACTCATAGCAGACTTCTTACTTTATCAGAAGCGTTTAGCTCAAGTTAAATCTTGGACTGAAGCTGTGACAGAAGATGGTAGAGTTCATGGTGCAGTCATTTCAACGGGAGCTATTACCGGAAGGATGGCTCATAGAAATCCTAACATGGCTCAAGTCCCGGGAGTCTACTCTCCCTTTGGAGAAGAATGTAGGTCTTGTTGGACTGTAGCAGAAGGACACAAGCTAGTAGGTATAGATGCTAGTGGTTTAGAATTAAGATTGTTAGCACACTATATGGCTAACGAGGAATACACAAATGAAATTATCAACGGAGACATTCACACCGCTAATCAAAAAGCTGCAGGACTTGAATCAAGAGATAAGGCAAAAACATTCATCTACGCACTCATTTACGGAGCAGGAGATGAAAAGCTTGGTACAATCGTGCAAGGAAACAGAGAGGATGGTAAACGACTTAGAGAATCTTTCCTCGATAGTCAGCCTTCATTTAAAGCTCTTAGAGATAGAGTTAACCGGGCAGCTACAAAAGGCTACCTCAAAGGATTAGATGGTCGTAAAATATGGTTGCGACATAAACACGCAGCTTTGAATACTTTACTTCAAGGCGGTGGTGCAATTACTATGAAAAAGGCATTGATTATCTTTGACGACCTGTTAAGATTACAAGCTATACCTGCTAAAATCGTAGGGAACATACACGATGAATGGCAAGTAGAGGTCCCGGATAAACATGCTGAACATGTAGGTGCACTAGCAGTTAGATGTATAGAACAAGCATCTAAAGAGTACAACCTAAGATGCCCTCTTACCGGGGAGTATAAGATAGGAGACAGTTGGAATGAAACCCACTAAAGAAAACAGAAAGAAGTTTGACCTTGATTTAACCTATGGAGAAATCCGGGAAGAAAAGATAGCAGCAATGCTAACAGACAAAAAGGTAGAAGTTAAATCTGAACGAGACATCTGGCAAAACACCGGTAACATTTGTATAGAGTATGAGTCATGGGGCAAGCCTTCCGGGATAAGAGCAACTGAATCAGACTACTGGTTTCATAACCTGTGTATAGGGGATGATGAATATTGTACTTTAGTTTTTAAAACTGCTACATTAAAAAAGATAGTAGACAAACTAGATACTTTTAAAACTGTATCGGGTGGAGATAACAATGCGAGTCGTATGTTTCTAGTGAACTTACAAAAGCTTTTCTCTACAGATGTTATTAAAGCTTTCAAGGATATTAAAGATGACGAAGAAGAAAAATAAAACTTTAGATACGCTCGTACAAGATATCTATAACACGATTGAAGTCTTAGCTGATGATGAAACTATAGACATCCCGGAGAAAATGTATGAAGAGTTTGGACGGGATATGGAAGACGCTCTTAGACATTGGGCCACTCCGGTTGAAAGACCTAAGAATGGTTTACGTATGTCCAACATTGGACGACCTACTCGTAGGCTTTGGTATGATTTAAATTTAGAAGAGGCAACGAAAGAAAGAATAAACGGACCTACTTTTATTAAGTTTTTATATGGGCATTTACTTGAGGTTTTACTTTTGTTTTTTGTTCGTTTATCAGGTCATATTGTAGAAGGAGAACAGAAAGAAGTTACAGTTGAAGGCATTAAAGGACACATGGATAGCGTAATAGATGGTGAAGTCATTGATGTAAAGACAGCATCAGGGTATGCCTTTAAAAAGTTTAAAGACGGGACGCTAGCTCAGAACGATTCATTCGGATACTTGTCTCAATTGGCAGGGTATGAAGAAGCAGAACAAACTAACAACGGAGGCTTCTTGGTAATGAATAAAGAAACAGGAGAGCTTACTGTTTTTATCC